TAACAGAACAGCCAAGAAAGATTCAAAAGAAAATCCTGCTGACGCGGCGTTGAAATGGGTGATAACCATTGTTAAAGTCTTAAAAAAGGTCAATATAGCTAGAGTTTCTGCAATTACTTGAGATTGATTTTTTCTGCCGCCAGAACTCATTATCGAAGCAGGATTGGCATAAAAATCAGAAAGTGTTTTTACTTTTTCTTTTAAGTCATTGCCTTGAATATTTTTTAAGAACTGTTGCAATTGTTGGCGCGCCTCGGATGGCACATCCCCTTGGTCAGTCGTGTTCACAGTTGACCAGCCAATCTCTGATACCGGGACTGACGGGACAAGCGATAACGAGCCTAGGTTTCTCTCCAACAAAAGTTGAGATTCCGTGAGTGGAACAAACTCTCTCATTTTTCTTTCAAGCTCTACTAGCAAATCAAAAGGCTTTTCTTTGCTTTCTTTAATTGTTTTTAACGCACCGTCAATTGATGCTTCGTCCATTGTAAATCCCATAACTATAATTAGCTCTCCATTTTTATAATATTATCAATAATCTCGTCAAGTTTTAAGCCTGCCGTGTCAATTTTATTTCTTGTTAAGTTGTAGTGATTGACAACACCCTCAAACTTATTCTTGACTGCCGGATTATAAACGCCTGTGCACAAAGTACCATCTTCATTCTTTGGATAATCAAGGGGAATATCGTATTGTTTGCACAAGAATGTTATTAACGCAGAATAAGCTTGTAGCTGCGCGGGGTAAAAACCGAAATGAGATCTTAGTTTTCTACCGTGAACAACGCTGTCATTCAATATTGGTCTCGGAGGAAGGCCTTGCTTCCTGTACGCATTGGCGTATTTTGGATAGTACGCATTTGATATATCAATTCCAATTGAGTGATTGTTGGCTCCTTTGGCATGCCAAGCAATATTGTTTGTATCGACTAACTGAACAATCGTTCCGTCATTATCAATGACAAAGTGTGTTGATATATTTCTTTTCTCTAACACTCTCTTGCAAGATGCTGCAGAAGTACAAACATCCCAGTGAGTTACAATAAAATGTGGGCTCCTTTCTTTTCTAAGAGTCTTATAACATTTTGAAGGAAGCAGATCTTTCTTTACTTTATGCCACGCAATTGGTTTTAACTTACCGCCGACCACTAGATTACTCATTCCCTCTAGAGAATCTTGCCTAGCTTCATTCTTTAAACAAAGCCGGCGATAAGTATTGGTGCCTACCATTCCATCTGGCTTGAGATCGTGGTTGATCTGAAATTGTACGATGGAGTCGATCAGATGATTGTCAAATTTATCTTCGCCAAGCCAGGACGGATCCCAGCCTAACTTCTTAGACGATCTCTTATTGTATCTGATCTTGTACCAATTCATATTACTATGTCTGCAATCCCTAAATCAACAGCTTCTTGAGCTGATAGATATATATTACTCTTCTTCTTAATTAGATTTCTTAAGTACTTTTCTGTCATATTAGTTTCTTCTGCAAGTGCTTGAACATACATACTTTGTGTCATTTTAGCTTCATCAAATTCGTTTTCGATATCCGCCAAATGACCGTGCTGCCCAGAGATAACACCGTGGATCATAACACGGCAGAACCTGCCAATTCTGCGCTCACCTTTGGTACCAGCGGCTAAGAGCAGCGTGCCGGCTGACATAACTTTACCAATACCGATTGTGTGGATAGGCATATGCTCTCTAATTTGCCTCATAATATCATATACGCCAAACATCTCCACAGCAGAGCCTCCGTGTGAAGAAACAAAGAAGTCAAAGGGTTCCGAAACTTCTATAAGTTCAGAGTTTGGATCACTTGGGTCGGCCGGCTCTAATTTCATACCAGACTTCTGCAGCAAAAGCATTGAGTATAATGTTTCAGCACAACGCTCTTCGTTGATATCCCCGTATATACCCGTCACCCGTAACTTAGGGGCGCTCTCGTTTGCGCTGTTTCCAAGATTAAGTAGAAATGATAAATCATCCATAGCAGTATCGTCGGGGGTAGCCTCAGCAACTTCCTCTGGTACTTCTTCTTCAGCAACTTTTTTCTTTGGGCTTTTCTTGGGACTTTTTCTAGCGGGCTTCTTCGTATCTTCTTTTTTTGTGCTAAACATAGTAAACTCCTTATTTGTTTAGTAGCTTCATAGCGGAATTCCAATCTTTAAATCTTATACTTGATTTAATAGACTTAGGGCAAGAAATTAAAATAATAGTAATCATCATTTCTCTCCAGAGATGGTGATTCTCGATATCATTCTTTTTTTCTTTCTCAAATTCTTCTTCTTCGACTCCGTCTTGTTTTAGCTTGATGTGTTTCTGACTTAAGCTGATAAGTCTTTGTTCATCAATCCTGTTTAACATAACGATACAGCCGTTTAAAGTTTTATTATAAATATTAATTGCGGTGCCAAGATTAAAAGCATATGCTAAAGTCTTGTAAGATACAGCTCCTCCCAGAAACCAGCAAAAATATGTTAACATTTCATTTTCCATTTTACTCTCTAAAAAAAAAGGCAAGGAAAAACCTTGCCTTATAAAATCTACTACTCTAAATTAATATATTATTTTTTATTTTCTTTTAGAAGGCGGGCTGCAACTCTTCGTGTAACTTCCTGCATAAGCGCATCCATATCGGGCTCTTCATCATCGGGCGCCATTTCACCAGGCTCCGGAGCTTCATCTCCAGGCATCTCCGGAGAGGGCGCCATATCAGCCTCTTCACTCTCGGCGCCCATAGGCTCATCCATATCGGGCTCGTCGCCCATATCGTCCATCTCAGGCTCATCACCCATATCTTCTTCGCCTTTCTCTACCGAGATTTCAGTGCCAGGGAGGTGTTGCATAATTACATCAACCAAGTCCTGGACGAAGTCTGCGGGAGACTCTACGGCTTCTTCTTCAAGAGTTTCATCTGTGAGTGTCTCTTCTACAACATCTTCTTCAGTAACTGTCTCTTCCGTGACAGCTTCTTCCATATTATTATCGATGAAGTTTTCGGTGAGGGTACCGATATTGGCAAATTTCATAAATTTGCGAATTTCTGATTCTGTTAAAAGGCTCTTTTTCATTGTGTAACTCCTGTTAAGAAAAATAGATTTCAAGAATAAATAGTATCAAAAAGTTTTAAAAGTCATCTTTTGCAAGATATTCAAATAGTTGCGGGCTGCGCTTTTTGATTTTTTTTAGGGCTGCGTCTTCAATTTGCTTTATTCTTACAAAACTTAAGCCCATTCTTTCTGCGGTCTCGCGCAGTGTGAAGCCTTTACAATCGTTTTTTTCAACTGCGCACAAGGAACAGTTATTATCTTCTTTGTAATCTATCCAATATCTACAATCTGTTTTCTTACAATCTGTGTTCTGCTTGAGACATTTTTTTGCACAATCTTTCATAGTTCTGGAAACTCCTCCGCGATGATATCAAATATATCTTCAATCTCATTGTCGTCTAAGGCAAATTTATTCTCTGTCTCTTTCCCAATAAGAATATTCTTTTTTATATGCTTTCTCTTGTTTATGCCCTGCGATAAATGCTTGCCTTTATATTCATCTAGATATCTTAATAAATTTTCATCTTTCTCAAGATAACCAGTTATCATAGCTCGAAAGAAGTGTGACTGCGTAAAGCCATCATATTGTAATCTTACGCGGAGATCTGCCTGACGTTTTGGAGATTCCCAAAACATCATTTTCTTTCTGTCTTCTGGATTTGGAAGATTTGGATCTTTCGGCATTAGTTCCTCCTCAAGATATGAGTGAAACTTTCTGATTGTCCAGCAGTTGTCTGTCTGATGAAAGTTGCTTTACATTGAAGTTCTTGCAAGCTGCGTACACCTGTGTAAGAGAAGCCACTACGAATACCGCCAGCAAGATCTTTGAGCACATCATCAACACTGCCTTTGTACGGAACGGTAGTTGATATTCCTTCTGGAGTTGATGTTTTGCCTCTCCAGCTATTCTGTGCATCTGCTGATGCCATTCCTCTGTAAACTTTGTACTTCTTGCCTGTGTTATTTTGGTATGTTTCACCGGGGGTTTCCTCCGTGCCGGCTAATAGAGATCCGATCATAACGAAGTCGGCACCAGCGGCTAATGATTTAATTATATCCCCGGAAGTCTTAACGCCTCCATCGGCAATAATTTTTACATCATAACTGCTTTTTGCACATTCTATAACACTAGACAGGGTTGGCACACCGTGGCCAGATATTAGACGAGTAGAACAAATAGAACCTCCTCCAATGCCTACGCGAATTGAATCTGCTCCCCACGAGGCTAGAGCATCAAAGCCCTCTAGAGTAGCTACGTTGCCTGCCATAATATGAATTTCGTCGCCAAAGCGATCTTTTAAAGTTTTTAAGCAACGCTCCATCATTACGTGATGGCCGTGAGCTACATCCACACATAAGACCTTGACACCTACAGAGCGTAATGCCAATGCTCGCTCTTCAAAGTCGCCGGTCATTCCAATGGCGGCCCCAACTTTTACGTTTTCATTATTAAAGCAAGCTAGTGCTGCGGTTGCAACTTGATCTTCAATTGAATTATACCTATGGATCAAGCCTAAGCCTCCGTATCTATCCATCGCCAAAGCCATCTTATCTTCGGTCACCGTGTCCATCGGGCTTGAAATCACTGGTAAATCAAATCTTAGGTTACTATCTAAGTCGCTGCCTACATCTATTTGGCTTCTGCTCTCAATTTCACTATACTTTGGTACTAATAGTACGTCATCGTATGATACTGCTTCTTTCACTTCTTCTCCTATTTTGAGTGTTTATCAGCAACGCAGTAAGCTGCGAATGCTTCTGGTTTAATTTTACAATCAAACCCGCTACCTTTTGCATAACCGATTAACATATCGGCAAATTTACTTGTTCTAGACTCCTTATTCGAGTCACTTACATCTAAATGAAGTTCTATCTTGATCGTCGGACAAAACTCTAAAAGTTTCATTCCCATATCAATTGAGTTCTGGACCTCCATTGTTATTCTTTGAAGTAAAGTTTTAAACTCTTTTGTATCGCTCTTGGTTCTTCTAATAAAATAACGGTTGCTTTGTTTTGTATCTCCTAATAAACATATGGCCGTACAAAAAATACATTTTTGTTTTTGCACCATACTATCAGATCCAATATACACAGTGCCTTCTTCGGCGCTGTGCTCAGCTATTACATTTAATATTTCTTCAAATGAGATCCTGTCGCCGGCTCCTGTAAACCATTCTTTCATTGTTTATACCCAGGTGTTTTCACATCCATAATAACCAGTGCTCCTGTGTTATGGTGGCTCTCAAATCTCCAAAACAAGCCATTCTTCTGCAGCAGTTGCACAACTAGGTCGTGCATATACTTAGATTGTCCTGTTATAATTTTAAACGGCACATCAAGTGGAAGGCGATGATTGATGAATTTCATCAATTTGTCCTCTACTTTGCTGTGTCGAACATTGTGTAAATCAAGCGTTGTCATCCAAGGTCTCCAAATATCTTTGCAAATACCATATTGCTTTCTCAATATCTTCTTTTGGATTACCCTTGTGTTTGTGGCGGCCGATGTACTTGATTGCATTGCCGCAATGAAAATCTAGTTTCCAATCTTCAATAATTTCAATTACTTCAAGTCTTCCCGTGTTATAATGTCCGGGGTGATCAACAACATCTGCTTCTACTCTTGGTAAACCGCGTACGCCTCGCACATCTGCGTCAGCTAAGCCCATCATTTGGCGCCACTCTTCTTTATTAACTTTCATTAGAATCCGCCTCCAGGCACTCCGTTTAGTGGATGAAGCGCCTTCTTATCAGTGCTACCTAATGCACCGTCTCCTCTCTCACTTATGGTGATATACTGACCGCCATACAGACAAAGAGGATTCGTCTTTCGCGCGCGAAAGTGTATGACAGGTACCAATATTAGCTGCGCAATTTTATCACCGTTGTTAATTGATTGTGTCTCTGAGCCAATGTTATGAAGATCAATAAACACTTCTC